AGTTCCATCTACCACAAAGATGGAATAAAAGGCGCGATTGTACCTCTTGAGCAAAGCCCTAAAGGATGCAATCGTTTCCCCGAAAAAGATATGGTCATACGCCGTGGCATTATCTTGCCGCTGCAATATAGTATGATCCAAACCTTGGTCGAGAGGTTTACTGGGCTCGTCGGTAGCATCGGCATCCGCTGCTTTCATTTCGTCTTCAGATTGGGCAACAATTCTATTATTATTATTATTATTATTATTATTATTATTATTATTATTATTATTATTATTATTATTATTATTATTATTGGGATTATTATTGTTGTTGCCAGCTTCTGCAGGCTCATTGAAAAATGAATATTCATTGATGAAGTTGGTAGGATTAGCTACACAAATATCTTCACCAGCGGATACGAATACATTGACACTAATGTCATTGTTTACTGACGAGTTGGGGATAGTCAATTCGTTCACTACGTAGACACGTAACAAACCATTTGCTCTCCTCCCTGGGGGACTAGTGACAGTACTTCCTCCTGTAACGAAGGGTGGATTGTCCGTAGATCGACCCCTTCCAGGGGGTACAACCCTGCTCCAGGGATGCTCCGAGCCCCACCCAATGTTGACCGTGAAATCCTTATCTTCTGCTATATCTACTATATAAGTATAATTGGTATTATACTCATTAGAGCCAAAAGCATAGGGTTCATAGACAACCTTAAGTCTACCTTTATGATAAGCGGAGGATACTATTTGAAAACGGTATTTCATAGATCCCCTCCAATATCCAAAAGGTAGAGTAGCAAAAGCACATGCAGGCATGTGCAATTCATCTAGGGTATTAGTCGGAACAAGGTCCCACACCTGCGGAGTAACCTCTATTTGAAATAGATATGTTTCCGGAGTTGCGGTAACGGTCCAGGGAAATTGCGTAAGAAAACTCTCACGACACGCTATAGAATTAACGCTCATTTCATCTGTACCTGACAACCCAACAGTGCGGGAATCTACGGTAAGTTCTTGTTTACAATCTGTAGTAAGCTTTGTCGTAGAATCTGGCATATTGGTATTTGCCATGTTGCCCATAATCGTGGGTTTATATGGGACAACGTCGTCTAGCAATGCTGGACGAGAATAACCGAAAGTTGTTGCAACTGCACTGGTGGCAGAAGCTGCGATTTCGGTAGCCCTTGCATACGGACCTATAACAGGCGCAGTACGTAGGGCACCAGCAGCCTTAGCGACTACGGAAGCGGGTCTACTAATAGGACCCGTACCGTATTCATCTTGAGCCTGTGGAGATATAGCTCCGGGCTCGGCACTGGTGGGGACAGCAAGATTTACCTCTTCTGCCCAAGCAAAAACTGAAATAGTGACAGAGTCGTCAGCTCCATTGGCATGTTTCAATGATTGCATTGTGTGTATAATGATCTCACCCATATTATTCCATTCTTCATTAGGAATGCTCAAGGCATTTTCGTCAAAGAAGAACGGTAATACGAGATCACCACCTTGTGATAAAGTAGGATCAAGATACACGTGGGGACGTTGAGACGCCTGAATAACGTCTTGTATATAAAACGCCCTGTCCACCGTAAACTTATCATCACGAAGGTAAGGTACATAGGAAGCAATAAGGCGCCCATAATGAAACCCATTTCCGTTAATAATGAATTTAAGGTGTAATTTGGCACGAAGCAAGTTATAGTTAGATATTCTATTAATAACCCTAGGATTGGTGAAATAATCAGTCCAAGGATTAAACTTTTCAAATAGCGTCGTACCAGTCCCCCAGTTGTAACTACGAAT